TATTTATATATTTTTATATATTTTATTTAACTGTTAAGTTCCTCTTTTCTTGCATAATAAAAGGACTGTACCGCTACAGCCCTTTTTAAAATAGATTTAGGTTTTTAATTATATATAGTTGTTTTTTATTTCTTGCATTCTCACATTTTACATCTTTTTCACCCCCTTACAGTTATTATACTATAAAATGATTTAAATACCATTCTTCCTACATAGGAAAAATGGTACACAATATTTTTAAATTGCGAACTAACTTATCAATATATTAAAACTTCTTTAATTTTATTTTCTATTTTTTTTCTAACTTTTTTATACCCCAAAGGAGTTAGATGTAAATTATCAGAACTCCAATAAGTTGATAAATCTTCGCTATTTAATGGAGAATACCAATCAAAACAACAATCAACTATTGGTAATTTATAAAATTCAGCAACTTCTTTAACTATTTTTTGTTTTGATTGTGATTTTAAAATCGACTTTTGAGCAGTTGAAAATGAAGAAATATCTAATCCTTCGGGATTTTTAGTTTCTGTATAATTAGCACAAGAAGGTTGTAATACAACCATTAATATCGTATTTGGCCATGTAGTTTTTATAGAGTTAAAAATGTGATGACAAGCTCCATAAATATGATCTGTATCAGTGTCCCATATACTTGTTCCAAGTGATGATTCAATTCCAAAGCTATCATTAGTTCCCCCCATAAATATAACTAACCCAACGTCATCTGTAGCATGGTCGGAAATCATAGTATCAACTCTTGTAGCCATAGGTTGATATGAATAGCCTTTACTATTATTTCCAGTTCTTATTGTACTAGATACTATACCATACGTATAACCATCTTTCATATCTAAATTATTTATTAATGTGTAATACTCACCCGCTGTTACTTTAGAACCATCACCTGAAGCATTTGAACACATTGCATAAGTATATGAATCTCCTAAAAATAATGCGGTTTTGTTTAATAAATTTTTAATATTATTTGTTTTACCATAATTTTGTATAGCATTTATAAGAAGATTGTCGTTTAGTGTAACTACAGTTTCTTTTTTATCAGTTATTTTTATATTAAAAGAGGAATCAAATTCGCCTAAGAATACAATATAAGGATAGTTCCTAGGAACGGAAATTTTATAATATGCCTTTTCATTTAATCCAATACCACTAAATGCCTGTGCGGGTATTTCAATTGCGGTATATAATTTATTTGGATCATTGCCATTTTTAATTGTTTTATCAGACCAATAAAGCTTTAAACTATTATAATTAACAGATAAATATTCTACACAAATATATATATCAGAATATTCATTACAATCAATATATGTTTTTTTACCAGCAGTTATTTTTTTATCATTTAAATTAATAGTATCTTCGGTTTCCCCTACATAATAAAAAAATTGACCAGAATCCGTTATCATTATGGGTAATTCATTAGATTTATCGCAGGTAATAAATTTAAGATTTTCATAATTCACAGAAGTAGGAACATTTATTTTATTATCTTTTATAGCTAAATCTATAGCATTTTGTACTTGTTCATCTGTAGCACAATAATTTTTAGGCTTAGCAATTATATTTCCATTTCTATCTTTTAAAATCTTTGCCATTTTTATACCCCCTTAGTTAAACCTATAATTTTTAAAGTATAGTTAATAGTTGTTTTAGATGAAAAATTTACACTTAAAACATCTGTATTCAATACACTAGACATATCACCTAGCGATTGACCTTTTTGTAATCTACCTGTATATGACATGTCAACTGTATCATATGGAGTAAGTGATATCATACTTTGATTTCCACTTGTTGAATAACATTCTAATAAATTTGCACCTAAAAAATTATATTCCCCATAAAAACCACTTTCTCCAAATCTTGCTATTTTTGTTGTGCCAATTTGAACATATGTATTTGCCGCTCCCATGTTAGATTCACCTTTAAATATCACAGCAAATCGCTTATATTGTTTTAATTGCTCCCAATTTAATTTTGTAGAAAAAACACTACCTGATGTTTGACCACTTGAGATTATAGTATTTACAAGTTCATCATTTGCAATAACTTCACTTATCGCAGATGATGTATGTTCTCCACTCGAGGAACTAGAAGGATTTGTATATAATTTACCATCACTATCAACACCAACTTCTTGTGTCATCTCGGTAGTTTTTGAAACAGGTTTAACCCCTCCAAGAATTGTTGATGTTGCAATAGGCAAAGTATATTCTATTTCTTTATCATCTTCTCCTAAACCATCATCTTCCCACAATACAAGATTTTCAGGAAATGTCCCACCTTGCTCAATTTGTTGCTCAATATCTTTAAATTGCGAATCTATTTTACTTGATGACCAAGTTTTATCAGTAGTAGTATTTGTATCATCTATAGAAGTACCACTACCTGTAGGTAAAGTAGTACCATCATCTAATTTAGTACCATCTAATTTAGTAAGATATAATTTGCCATCTTCAACAATAGTTTTTTGTGCAGCATCATTTTTCTTTTGATAACCCGTTAAATCTCCACCTTGCAGAGATTTTACCTGTTCTATTAATTGCTTAAGTATAGGTAAATCTGGACTTGATGATGTTTCCTCATTTAAGTTAGTTAATATACTTCCATTTACTTTATAGGTACCATTTGATGTCGTTATACTTTCGTCATTACTATCTACCTTACTAGATACTTCAAATTCAAAACTATAATCTCCGACTTGATCAGTAAATTCATCTGGTAAATCTATTTCAAATAAAGCTTTTTCCTCATTTAATAGAGTGGCTTCAATTGTTTTGTATTGTTTTGTTTTAGGTTTTATTACATTTAATGTAATTTTATAATCAGTTGCATTTTGAACAGTTACGTATTGACTTATTAATTCATTTGTACTCATATTTATAACAAGTTGCACAAACATATTTGAAGTCTTTTTATCTGTATTCCAAAATGTCATTTTAGGTACATCTATTGTTGCTTCTTTTACATTGATTTTTATTAAGTAATCTCTATTTAAATTAGTTATATTAGACATTTATTACCTCCTTAATAGCATTAATGCTGATATACAACTTACTATTCTGTATAGTAAATTCTTACTGTTCCATTAGTTAGCGCTGAGTAATGACTACTATCGTACGTTGACTGAATTCCAAATCCTTTTATTGTTCCATTTTTTATTCCACTTAGAACAGTCGAATCTGTAATTGTAACTGTTCCTTTTCCTCCCCATGCTAATGATAGAGACTTGTTGCAACTAGTATAAAAACTAGGCGTTGAACTTGGTCGGCTACCATATGTATGTGCTCTAAAAGTATGAGAAGTTGATGCTGATGAACCTATATCACTACTTCTAGCCACATCTATTTCAACTTTTGTTATATTCTTGCCTTTAACTTCTGCAAATTGGCTACCATAGAACCAATAACCATTACAATTACCATATCCCCAATTACCTTGTCTACATTTTCCTCTACCTTCCCAGTTATTGTATTTTGAACTTCTATAAGTGTCTGCATATTTTGGTTTAAATGTTTCAAATCTAGTTGTTGTTGGGTTGACAGTAGTTGTATTTGAGCCGCTATCTTTTGAAGATGCAAAAGTAACTCCAGTAGAAATTATTTGTCCATTACCACTTGTAAATGTATTATTTCCTCCACCTGCTTGTTGTCCTGGATATAACACAATTTTTGCTCCTGTACCAGCATTCCACGAATTTCCAGTCGAAAGACCAGAAGATGATTGACAATACAATTCAGTCATCGAATAAGTTCTACAATTATATTTACAACCTACAAATGATATATTTTCCATATACACTTTTGATTTTTGAGTTGCTCCAACTCCTACAGAATTGGAATTTACACTGTCGCCATAAACTTTTAAGTTATATAGATTTACGTTAGGGCAATCAGAAAATATAGTAGTATAATAATAACTTCCCACATTATAACTAGTATAAGGCATTATAGAACCCATCGTAGTGTCTGTGGTACTATTACCCCCATAAATACTGTATTTGGCATTATTATATATACTTCGTATAGTTCCTTTTATTGTGTTACCACATAGAAATATATTGACTAGTCCATTTGCATGTCTTCTCAACTCAAGATTTTCTGTTGTATTTGAAGTTAGATAGATTTCTACTGTAAAACCATTAAGATTCAACGGTAAATCATCTAAATATTGTGAAATTGTTTCTCCACTTGATACATAGATAGTTTTATTTTCAGAAAGTGCAGGTGGAATATCCGCTGATATCAAAGTATCTACATTTAAAGAATCACATGTAAAATTACCTCTTACATTTAGATCCAAAATATCTAATTCACCTTCATCAGTAATTTTCCAACCAGAACCTTCCATTAATCCGTTGATTAATATTTTCTTAGCTGACAATTGAATGTTAGAAGATGCTATTGCTTGTATTAAGCTATCAGTCAAAGTTATGCTTGAACTTGTAGAGCCTTTTTGCACTATCCATTCAAATTTTTCAGCAGTTTGTGTTGCTGTAGATATAGCTGTTTCAGCCTTAAAATTCGCTTCCCATTCACTACAATATTGAGGGTCTGTAAATCCAACTGAACCATCAGTATAGAATATTTTATAAGCACTCCATAAATATTTTCCTTCTATATATGCGGGTATATCAAATCTCCAGCCAGATGCCGCAAATGTAGGTGCTTGTGTCTTAGAAACATGAACAAAATATATAGTTATTATTTTTTGTACACCTACGCCTGTATCCCCGGTAGTTCCCTGTTCACCTTTTATTTTAGCCCATGTGTAACTGTTGACTGTTGTAGGGTCATCTATATTAAAGTCAGTGCATGTCCCTATGTAATCTCCTACATCTTCACCATTATTATTTGTAAATGTTAAACCTCCATCATTGCTATATTTAATATGAAGGTAAGTTGTTCGGCCATCTCCGTCTTTTCCTGGGATTCCTTGCTCACCTCGAGGCCCTTGCAAACCTTGAAATCTATACCATGTATATTTAGAAGGGTCTGTACTATCTTGTTCTGTAAAATCTACATAAGTTCCGATATACTCGCTTGGAGTTTCTGTCATTTGAGAAGAGTATGTAGGGTTTTCCACAGCAGAATATTTAATATGAAAATAAGTAGTTTTACCAGATTCCCCTGCTGGTCCTTGAATCCCTTGCTCACCTCGAGGCCCTTGCAAACCTTGCAAACCTCGTGGTCCTTGAACGCCAGCCATACAAACTGCATCTCCAGTTGAACTTGTTCCATCAGCTTTGGTATATACAGTTCTTATCCATAAGTAGCTACCTTCTGGAACATTAGTAGGTACTGTTGTTGACCATGTTCCTCCTACCTGTTCAGTTTTACTTGTAGAAATATAGTACTCATTATAAACTTTAGTAACTCCCTGTTTAATACTATTACTATTATTAGCAACAGTGCTTTGTATTCTCTCTACATTTTGCTCTATTTGGGAGTATTTATCTAATGCTGCCTGTGCTGTATCTTTTGCATTTGATGCTATACCGGATATTTCCCCAACTTGTGACGTAAATCCGTTCATATCCTGCTTAAGAGTTGAATATAACACTTTTAATTTAACTTTATTTCCATCAGCATCTTCTACAAATCCATCAGATACTAAGGATTCTATTTTGCCATTTTGTTCATCTACTATAAGTTTTGTCTGTTTAAGTTCGGGGATTTTTTCTCCGTCAATATACAAAACACCATCTTCATCTAAATATAAAGTCGTTTTTTCTCCGTTATTCGTAAGTATGTTTACTATATCCTTTATATTAGCATTCAATTTTATGGATTCTATTTTATCTATTCTCTCATTAATGCTAGTATTTTTTTTACCTTGAAATAAAGTAATTGTATCACTATAACTTTGGTTATAGTCTACATATGCTTCTTCAAGTCGTTCTTGAGAACCTTGTGTAATTTCACCAGCTTCTAATATTTCACTAAGGATATTGATTATATTATCATAATTTGTATTGTAGTCTTCATATTGTTTTACATAATCCATTTATGTCACCTACACTTTTTTCGGTCTTGCTACAAATAATATTTTATCGGTTTTATTGTCTGTGATTAATCTTGTTTTCACACCATTTTCACACTGTGTTGATTCTATTGTATATACTGTACCTCCATCGTCTGTTTGCCCGATAACAATAGCTGCATGAGAACAGTTCATATAACGGCCGTTCTCGCCATTATCACGGTCCCAAAAGACAATGTCTCCCGCTTTTAAGTTGGAGTAATTGATTATATCTACATCATGCAATACCCAACCATTTTTCACGCAGTATTCGGCTTGTTCTGCGGCTGTTCTTGGGAATGTAAAGGCCCAACTGTAAGATGTATTTCTTTTAACACTTGTCATTTTGTGATTCTTGTAAGGCGAATGATCGTAATCTATTCCCATATACGCAAATTTTGTCAGTGTACTACAATCTATTTGAGCTTTCTTACGGCTCGAATCATACCATTTACTTAAATTTTTATATGGATTTGAATATGACGCAGGAGTATATTTAGCTGTTGTAGAATATTGCCCTCTGTATTCAAGTCCTGTTTGGTTAAGATATGTTTTTGCTATTTCAGCTACCTTTTCTCCACCTTTAAAAGTATACTCAACTGTATGGTCTCCAGCCTTATCAACTGACACAGAGCCATAATACTTATAATTAATAGACGTATTAACGTTAGCCATGATTATTATCTTATAGATTGTATCTGGTTTTGGTACTAATTGACCGGCTACGCAATCTTCTCCTTCTAAATAGCATATCTTTGATTGTGTATATGTAAAATTATCTGTAGTAGTAAATTTTAATCTAGAATAATAGCTATTCACTACTTTGCTCGGCAACTTAAAGTATAAGCTTTTTAATTTATCATAATAATAGTTTTGTGTAGATTGCAGCACTACTTCTACACTTTTGCCAGATGGTTTTGTTGTAACAGTATCGTCATTACCAGTATCATCATCTCCACCCGTACTGCCACCCGTACTACCACTATTTTCTACTACGATTTTGTTTTTTATATTGTTAAATAACACTTGATAATTATCTTTAGTTTTTAAATGAACCCCATCATTTGTTAATGAAGATTTTAAAATTCCGTTTTCTTCAAGATCTGTACTTATATTAATTTGATATACATATTCATGTTCATTACAATATTCTGCTATTTCTGTATTAAATGTATCTATTGCTTTGTTATACTCTACGTAATTAGACATAGCTGAACCAACATGCAATTCTCTAGCTACAAATATTGGTACATTTGGATACTTTGTTTGTAATAAAGAAAGTAATGTTTTTAAACTGTTATACCCACTTTCATAAGGGTCATTAACTCCTAAATGTACAAATATATAAGGTACAGATGAAGGATATTCTGTAGTATCAGAATAAGAACCTACTTGAACTGTTTTTAATAACTGGCTATTCTTATAAAAATGGTAAGCACTAGCACCTATAACACATTTACTGATTATATTATTATTTACATCTGTTGTTTCATCAGATATTGTAGGTTCGTTTGTATCAGTTTGTTGCAAATCTTTTGGTCGTATAAAAAAAGCACTCGCTAATGTTTTGTAAGTACTTAGTTTGCTTATTTTAATCGCATCTGGTACCTCTGCCCATTTACTAGCATGTGCTATTTGATCATCACCTATATATACAGCAACGTGGTGAGTGGCTAAAAGTTTACGTTTATCCATATCATTTTGAGTCGGATTCTTTCCATCGGCAAACATTACACAATCACCTGGTATTGCTTTTTTACGTCCTTCTGCATTAGCTAACCACATCATACCGCCGTTATTTACTATTTCATCCATTATAGAACCACCAGAACAGTTTCCGTTATACATTGATTTAAGTCCTGCAGCCATATAACAACATGAAGCGAAAGAAGAACAGTCATAAGCAATAATACCTTTACCATCATTTGCACTTGTAGAAATTCCATAATAAGTAGATCCAATAGTTTGATACTTACCTTTTGAATTCATTTTTACACGTGAACCTTTTTTAATGTATACTCTTTTAGTATCATCTATAGTTCTTGGTACTTGTGAATACGATGCTTTACTATCTAAATGCAATTGTACAATTTCTTTTGCCTTAGCAATTATTTTGTTTCTAGTAGTTGTTAACTCAGTACTAGTAGATATAGGTATTGTCGTAGTTATTTTGGTATCTGATACTCCGTATCCGAATTTATTTCCATTCAAATCATATGTATATGGTAATTGTCCATTCTCTATCTTATACCATGCAACATATCCTTCTACGTTATTTACAGTACCTCCACCACCATTTTCTATATATTTTTTACGCCAGTCAGCAAATTCAAATCCACCATTTTCCAATACTTCATATGCTTTCTTTTGAACTTGTGAACTTTGAGCAGTTATTGAATTTTTATTTACAAATGTATAATTATATGTATCACATACATACTTTGATATTATCCAACTCATAGCTCCAACTCCCATATTGTAAGCTATAAGCCCCGCAAAGATATTTTGTCTAGCAAAATCTATAGCATATCTTAATTCATAGCATCCAAACATTATCTGATTTGATATATTTTTGTCGACTGCAATACCGTTTATAGTAGTGCTTCCTGCATCTCCAGGTCGCATAGTCGAGTAACTTGGAGTAAATGATTTTTTTGTACCATCTAAAAATTTAATAGTTTGAGGTTGGTTAAAATACACAGAACGTTCACATTGCATTATTCCGTATGCACCTTTTTCATTTTTAGTAGCATTGTAAGGGTCTCCACCACTTTCAGCCATAATAACAGCGTATACAAGATTTACATCTAATCCAAATTTACCAGCCCAGTATTTTACCATCGTTGATATTTTGTATTTATTAGAAGAAGAAATTACTTTTTCATATTCACTTGATTGCGATTTTACATTATTACCGACTCCTAGCGTTTGATATAAAGCTAAAGCAGTTGTATAATTTGTATTTTGAGTGGATTCCACTTTGAGCATATTGTATTTTCTCATAGAAACCATTCTAGAATCGCCAATCCAAAGACCTCCTTCTAATGTAGTTATTTTATTATTAGTAGTAGTATTGCCTTCATCTGGTTTTTGTTCAGGATTATTTCCTGTTATTTCACTAAACAATCTATCTATCAAATCCTTTTCTATACCTAGCTGCATCATATATTGTTTTATAGCTAATATTTCAGCAGGTGTTAACTTTCCAATACCCAAATTTAAAAGGTAATCTTTTAATTTGTCATATGGATCATACTTGCTTATCATATTAGAATAAGCTTTACTATAATTAGAAAATTCACATGTATTTTGAGATTCATCTGTAAAACTTATTTCTAATTTATTAACTCTAGCAGTTAACATCAGTGGTTCTGGATAAGTTCTATCTATTACCCTTACCGAATCACCCAATTCAATATCTTTACTTAACAGAGCTACATCGCATTCGTAATCAATTTTAGGATTTTTTCTTTCTTGCAAAGCTTCATAAGATTTTTCTAATAGCGTATATGGGTCCTCACAATCAGAATCTTCATATACACCGTAAATATATTTTTGAGGTACTCCATACATAGCATTAGCAAAATCATCCGCTATAAAATTTGCCCCTCTTGGTTTATCAGCTGGCTTACCAGCTTCTATACTCCATTCAGCTTCACGAAAATCCAAGTCATTTTTCCCTTTTCCTATAATAGCTGTACATAAATCTTCTGCATTTTCTTTTCTTTTAACATTATTAAGTTCTCTACTGTATTCAAATCTAGCACCATTGTCAGTACCTAATCTTTTTTTCATATCAATATACATACCAGTTACTTCGCTACCACTTGTTTCTATACGTATATCAAGTTCAGCTCCATAATCTTCTAAATGCTGAATAATTGTTTCATATACAGAAGTACTTCCATCTAAATCAATTAAAAAAGCTTTATTTAGTTCCTTATCTATATCTCCGACCTTAAAATCTGTATCTTGTAATACAGTTGTTAAAAACGTATTTAAATTACAGTTATTTATAGTTGTTTTAGGAACAATGCTATTATAAAGAATAAGTGATACTGACTCACAATAAGTAGTCATTTCTAAACAACCTTCATCATGATTTGTTTCTGTCTCTGTTATTGAAAATAAGTAATTTTTATTATTACGTTTAAATAAGATATAATTTCTTACTTTTAAATTACTCATTGTTCTTTCATTTACTATAGTTGTAAATTCAAATGTAGAAGCTGCATTTATTTCTTGTGTGAATGTATCATCAAAAAAGGGAGTAAGTCCTTTACCCCCATTAAATAAAACATCTACAATTTTTTTATTTCTGTCTAATATAAATAATGTTCTCAAATTCTTAAATCGCACCTCCTAGTCTAATTAAATTTTTCTATAAAGCTTATAGCAGCACTTAAACTGGTTGTTGAACTATAAACACTCACTGAATTTGTTCCTGGAACAAGTGGAAAAAATGTACTACCTATATCAACTTTTTCCATAAAAGATTGACCATTTTTTGTTACTGTTCCTTCGCTACAATCTATTTCTACTTTATCTCCAGCACTAAAAATTACAGGATTAAAAACTTCTGGTGTTTGCGGAGTTAAATTATGTACATTCATGCAAGTCATCGACATATTTTGTATTTTATAGTTTCCATAAGCAGCCATATAAAGTATTACATATGATAAATCTCCAGCAGGATACTTTTCGCTATATAACCCTTCACAAGTTAACGGTGTTGGTGGAGTTATAAGTCCATTGTTTCTATCTAATCTACTTATTTTTAAAGTCCAAACATCATCTTTTCTTTCAACGTGAAATCTTATATACCCACGATTCCAAGGTGAACTACTATCTCCCGATTTAATTTTAACTATATTGCCATCTTCATCCTTCTTTGTTTTAGGTGCTGGGCATTGAGTTGTATCTGTTAAAACTAAATTACTTCCTATATATGCACTTGGTTTCGTATCTCTATAGTAATAGTTATTATCTAGAAGTTGAAACTTAAATAATTTATTATTATTACTATCAAATCCATATAATTCAAGTAATCCTAGCATATCACTTGTTGTTGTTTCTGATGCTGAATCACTATCTTCTTTACCTATTACAGCTATAGCTGATGAAGAAGCTAATTTAGTTACGTAAGACATACTAACATATCCTTCAGAACCTTTGTATGTTGTTTTGCCCCATCCACTGCTAATATCTGTTATTTTTAATGAAGTCCCTTTTGGAATAGTTTTTTTAATTTTATATTTTGTTCCTCTACCAGATCTTAGGTGTAGATTTGCTGTAGTTTTATAATTATAAGATGAAGTTGATTCTGCAACTTTTGATAAATAGAACATATAACAATATCCTGTCTTACTATTATAAGTAACTTTACCCCAACCACCACTTATATCCGTTACAGAGACAATTGTTCCTTTTGGAATAGTTCCAAGTATTTTATAACTAGTCCCTCTTCCACTTCTAATTCTTAATGCAGCTGTTGTTTTATAGCTTCCATTTGTTCCGTTTCCACTTTGCCCTGTATCGCCATTTCCAAAGTCAACATAATCTGAATAAAAGCAAAAGAATCCATTAAGTATAAAGTTTTTCAAACTATTATCTAAATTTCTACGATAGCAGCATCCATGCCACCCAGTATCTTGTGAAGATGATATATTAGGAACAAAGCTATCACCATCATCACCTAGAACCATTGTATCGTTTGTAGCCCCTTCATCAACTGCATTACCTGCAGCAGTCCATCCAGATAAACTTTGACATCTTTCGTATAACACTAATTCCTCTTCTACAGCATCTTGTACTCCAACTTTTGGATATTGACCTATTAAAATCGACCCTTCTTGACTATCAACTTGTAAAAAAGTACTTTCTTCTTCGAATTCTACTGATATTTTAGGATATGTTTCAATGTCACCTTCATTTTTAACTTCTTCTTGACTATCATTATCGTAGTATTTTTCATCTCCTTTGTAGAAATATGGATCAGAACATATAAATTTTATTTCTCCCTCTCCATAGCAAGAGTTTTCTACTACAAATACATCTGAAAAGTTATAATTTTTAACAGCTGCGTTAATATATCTATCTTCTGAATTAATATATAATTTAGCTTCCCCTCTATGGTTAAAACAAGTTTTCATATCTTGAACAGTTTGATTATAACTATCTATATTTTTTGTTCTGACATTTATATTTAGTGTTATTTCCCTATCTTCATCTCTAGTAGAAAGAAAAATACTACCACTTCTATCTTGAATTGTTTTTGAGTTAATTTCTCTATCTGGAATAGTTGGTATTTCTTCTGATACTATTCCGAATCCATCAAAATCACTAACGATTATATCGTTATAAGCTAGATATGACATTATTTAGTACCTCTCTTTCTACTGTTTTTATTTCTTACATTTTTAAGTTCTCCGTCCATATACTGTGCTGTTGCCTTTGCTACAACTTTACCATCTAGCAATACTGGTATTTGAAGATAAATCGCTTTACTGTCTTTATTACTATTTGATTGTTTTCCTTCACTATAGCCATAACTATTAGTAGCCATTGCATAGCCAAACGCTTGACCTTTAGCAGCACTATTTAAACTCATAAAGGCACTACTTGCATTTTGCGCTACTTTCTTAGTTACTGTAGTTGTTGTTTTTGTAACATTAACTTTAGTATTCAACGTTCTATTAGTTGCATGAGCTATTTTATTCATATACGAAGATACAGAACTATAAGCTTGTGCCATTTGAGTTTGTATAACTTTACGCAAGGAAATAAAGTTTCTAGTCGCGTTATTTCTAGCATTTAATGATTGTGTATTAACAACTTTAGCTAGAGACATCATTTTAGTAGTAGCTATATTTCTAGCTTCTGATAATTGCGTACTTATAACTTTTTTAAGTGATATAAATTGGCTTGTTGCAGAATTTCTAGCATTAGTTGATTGATTTCTAACTATATTAGATATATTAACAAACTGATTTCTCGCAATGTTAGAGCATGATACAAATGAATTTTTAATAGAATCCCTTAATCCATTAAATGTAGTAGATAAATTATTCTTACAAGATTGAGCAGTTTTATTAAGTCCTTGCAATGCCTTATCTAATTTTGTTACTTGTGAAGCATCTAAATTTTTAAATGCTGAATCATCATTTCCAGTAAACAGCCCTTTAAAAAAGCCTACTACTTGATCCTTTAATCCTCCTAACATACTGAAGAAATCTCCTATGTGTTCTATAATACCTTGACCTAAACCAGTTATTAAATATTGTCCTACTTCCTCTGCCATAACTGTAGATGGTGAATGTATGCCAAATAAATTTTTAAACCAGTCTATAATACCTTTTACAGCGTTATCAATCATGCCACTTATATTCGGTATTCCTAATCCTTGCCCTATACCAGCTATAAGATTTGTACCTATATCTATGCCCCATTTTTGCGCTGGTCCAATCCAAAGTGACATTATACTATCAAAGTTAAGTAAATTTCCAATTTGACTTGGTAAGCTTTCAAAAGCACCTCGTAACGCAGACCCAATAGCTGACCCAATAGCACTTGCTGCATTAGGAATTTCAGCGGTAACACCAGAAATTAATCCACCTATAAGCGATGGCCCAACTTCTGCACCTAAAGTCCACATAACATCTTTTTTACCAACTATATACTCATTTACAACTTGAAATAATGTATCTGTTGCCTGTCTAATCAAATCTTGATTTTCTGTTATAGCTTCTTTTGCAGATGACATAAGTGCTTTAACAGCATTTTTTATATCAGCTCCGTTTTGAATAATCCAATTGCATATATTTTGTATAAATCCAGATATAGCAGATGTTAAATCTCCAGATTGATATGAATTTATAATACCTTGGCATATTCCATGTACTATACTTGTTCCTATGCCAAGTATTCCTTGCATAGAACCACCAGTAATAAAACCTTTGGCACTCGATATAGCGCTTTGTATAGCTTGCGGTATTTGTTTAGCAGCATTTTGCACACTTTTAACAAGTCCAGAAGCAATCCCTCCATCACCGTCTTTATATCCACCTAATAATGCTTTTTCTAGTCCTTGATTTTGCCATGCTCCAAAGAACTCTGCTAATGTATTAGAAGCTCCTTTTATAGAACCTTTTAATTTTTCAAATACTTGTATCGCTTTACCTTCTATTGCTGATGCTAATGATAGTAAAGAACCTTTTGTATCTGAATCCATAGCTTTAGCCATTTTAGAAGATAAACCTTCTATAGTTTCTAAGTTCTTTTGATATTTTTTAAAGTCTTTATCAGACATTCTGCACACTTCTGTTACTTCATCAAAGCTATCAGATAAACCTAAGCTTTTTAAAGCTGCTTTTCTTTGGTCGTCAGATAATCCCTTAGTTGTTTCTCTTAAATATTCTAGCTTTTGAGAAGTATTCAAACTAGATAAACTTACATGATCAGCTGATAATCCATATTTTTTCAATATTTTATTAGCTTCTTTGTAAGTCATGTTAGCATTTATTTGATTTTCTATTTGTTTCTTTTGTTTTTGTGTAAGTCCTGATGTATCACTATCTATTTTCGAAATAGTCGAATCGTAATCGTATCCGCTTTTTACATTCTTAACGATTTCACTCTTTGTATTTTTCATAGCTCCACCAAGTTCACGCCATTTAACAGCGCTCTTACCTGTAGCAGAATCCATTGACTCAAATACATCTAGCAAATCATTCATATTTTTCTTAGTTACTTTTCCATCAGCACCTAAAACTTGTATAGATAGTGCTAAATCTTTTGTTGAAAATCCTAAATCAGTTGCTCTTTCTTCTACAGAATCATATACATCTTTGAAATTATCTATAATTTTTCTAGCTTCATCGCCTTTTTTGCCCATTATAGACATATTTTCATTCCAAAATTGTACTGTAGATGTAGAGTTTTCTATCGAATCTGATAATTCATTCCAAGCACTTTCGCCTTGACTTAACATTGCTAAGATACCTGGAGCAGCATTTTTACCAACTATAGCAGTAAGTAATGCAACCTTTTGTGATTTTTCCATGCCATTCATAGCTGACATAAGCGTTTTACAAGTAGCAGCTAAATCTACATTCCCATCTGCTGTAGTTTTTAAATATGAACCCGTTTCATCAGCAGTCATTCCTAATTTTTTAAGCGCAGCTTCCATTTTATCTGTAGGTGCTGCCATATTCAATAGTTATTATCGTGAAGCTTTTTATCTTCACCTCTGGAGGTTTCCCTCATTTTCATCAGTATGTCATTTCATACCCAGTTTAGCGTACATTTTCACCTTCAACTTTACTTGTTAAGGCGTTCGACACTCTTGGAAGGATTATATTTATTCACCTTCTACGCGTTACGATACTTTATAGCCTTTCGTAATCTATAAAGTTATCTCGGTATTAACATATTATTTCTAACTTAGTCTCTACCGATATTGCCGAATGTTTTTTGAATAGTATTTCTACTAAACCGACCAATATTTTAGCCAACATATTCTTCAAAGACATACCTGCCTTCGAACCTTTTACCAATTGTTACAATAAGGCTCTTTATCCTTATCTCTCCTAGTTTCCTAAGAGTATCGGACTATCTCTTCACCATATTTTCTAAACTTAGGTGCAGGATTTCGTGGATATTTCAACTGTTCTAGTTTACTTTATCTAGTCTCTAAACCTTTCTATTATCCCTAATAGAAGTGGTAATTGATTAGCATATCTTTCGACTTAGCTTTCCAATTTTAACCCTGTGTTTTTTGCTACTAATTTCTTAGTAACCGAGCATATATGTCTACCCGCATTTGCCATCAATCCGATAGCAGTATTTAAATCAGTTACATTTACTCCTAATGTCCCAGCTTGTGCACCGCATTGAGTTAACGCATATCCATAAAGTTCTACGTTAGTATTACTTCTTGTAATTGTAGAAGCTAATTTATCAACAAAATCGCTTGCTTGATTTGCTTCTAATCCTAATGCCGTAAGGTCATCAGTCACGATATCTGAACAACTGGCGAGTGATTGTCCCGAAAGAATACTAAGATTTACGACTGAATTAATTCCACTTAGCATCTCGGAAGCGTTCCAACCAGCCATCTAAACTTCATTGTCTAGGCTCTTTATCCTAGAACTTAGGTTTCCCTACAATGCACTCCAATATTTTTCATATCTTTCTTTTTTTCTTTTTAAAAAAATCAATATTTTTATACATTGCATTTCTCCTTTTCATATTTGTTATTCTATATTTATTAGAGCATACTCTATATGAAAATTCAAAATAAGAGTTGGACTATCTCTTTACCTTCAACTTTACTTGTTAAGGTAGTGGATTTCGTGGGAGTTTTATCTGTTCTAGATTAATCCTCCTAGTCTCTAAACCTTCTATATATCCCTACATAGATTGGTAATTGATTAGCATATCTTTCGACTTAGCTTTCCAATTTTAACCCACTGTTTTTTACTATAAATTTCTTTATAGCTGACCATGTACGTTTAGCCATATATTCGAACCCTTGTCCGATTTGATAAGCTTGGAACCTAGTGGTACTACCTAAATACTTGGCTTTATCACTTAATTGTTCTAATTGATTCCCTGTTGCTCCACTTAATTGTTGAACTTTATTCATTTGTGTTTCAAAGTTTATACCAGCGGTAGCTAATCCTTGTAATGATAGTGAAAATTCTGTAATAGACTCAAATGTAGTCTTTACTGCACTACCTAAAGAGGTAATAGCATTAGTTATAGGTGAAAAATCATTCTTCATATCAGTTAAACCTTCGAAGAATCTTTGCTTACCTGCTTCATATAATTTTTTTAAAGCACCTACTAATATAGTAACGGAAGCTATAATAGCTTTTACATTCCCTGGAATAGGCAATGAAGCTGAACTTATTCGGCTAAAAGCTTCACTGAAATTACCACTTTTAAATGCTGAAAAAATACCTGTTAAATTGCTTATAGAATCTTTTAGCTTTCCAGTAGAACTATTAGCACCTGTAGCTTTATCTCTTAAACTAGACATTGTTTTACTTACGCCAGATAATGCTTTATCTTTTATCGAGTTTATTTTATCTTTTAAACTAGTAATTTTTTTTGTACTATCAGCAGTTTTTTTACTTGTTTCAGATACTTTTCTATTTATCTTATCAACCTGCTTAGTAGCATTGCCTAACTTTACGCTATTTACATTTTTAAAATTCTTAGTTGTATTCTTAGTTGTATTATTTAATTGCTTAGTTTTATTATTTATTTTATCAACCTGTTTAGTAACATTATCAAGTTTGGTGTTTCCAGCTGTTTTAGTCTCTGTTTTAAACTTTTTAACCTGTTTAGTAACATTATCCATGTTCCTTCTAAACTTTGAGATATCAGCTGTAATTTTAATCTTTAATTCTTTATTGTCACTCATTTAATCACCTTTTGCCTTGTTATGCTTTCTAAACATATCTAATAATTGTTGCTTTTCTTCTTTTGTAGCTTTCTTTTTATCTTCTTTTTTACTATTTTCAAATACTTCAACAGGTGTAAATTTCTTACCACCTAAAAAAGCACCAATAGCATTAAACATTGCATAATAATTATGGTAATAATTATCTTCTTGTTCTTGTTTGTATCCTTCTAAAATCAGCTTAGCTTCTTTATAAGTCAATGCATAAAAAGTAGTAGGCGACATTTTCATGCCCCCTACCAACTTTCTAAACAGGTTTTCAATTATATTAATAAAACTAAGCTTCTTTTCTTTTACTTTCCCTCATCAGCATCTTCGTCAGTTTCAATATTTTCTTTTGAACCTAAGCTTTCTGCTAATGTTTCCATTATTACATCTAATATGTCACTTATGTCATGACCTTCTCCGATGTATTGATCCATTAGTTCTCCTGCTTTATTTTCTGTCATTTTTACATTAGTTGATTTTAAAGCATAATAGAAGAATTTTCTTATTATTGGCATATTAAAATATATAGCGTCTAAATTCATTACATCTATGCCAGCGCCTTCCATAGCGCACATAGTATTTATAGTAAATTTTAGAGTATATTCTTTACCATTTATATTTAAAGTTTTACCTGTCATATTTCATTATATCCTTTCATTATACTTGTGGTAAAGCTGATGATTTATCTTCTAATTTACCAGCCCCAGATAAACTCATTGAATATTTAACTAAATCTTCATATGGAGCATCTAAATCTAATTCTGTTATGTAAGCTTCACCTTCAAGGCTAATAGTTCCAGTTTTATTTTTTATAACTGCTTTTATTTCGGAACTGTTTAAGAAAGCAGTTTGAGCAGCTTTATATCCTGCATCGCTTACATAAACAACACCATCACAGTCTGCTGACCATTGTTTTGCTCCTGATATATTTATGTACCAGTCCCCAGAGTCTTTTGAAGATGCATCTATTGTATCTGCTTGCATTTTTATTGATGTATTTTGTTGCCCTCCTATTGCCTGTTCACCAGCATACAGCAACAAGTCTACACCTCTTACTACCTTGTCTTTTACTGCTGTTTCAGCCATAATATCATCCTTTCATGTCTTATTTCATTTGAGTTTCTACTCTATAAATTAAAATGCCGTGGTAATATTTACCCTCGGCATCCGTTTGTTCTATTATTCTACTTGAATCCAAGTAGAAGTATATTTGCATATCATCGAACATTAGTTCTTGATTCTGTAATAAGCTATTTACTTGCTTCATTATTTCTCTAACTTCTTTTTTACCATTATAATCTGAAAAAATATCTATAGTTTGATAATCCTTGTAAGCAAAATCTGTTTTAGTTGAATTGTCACCACCATAATCTACACCAATTTGAATATATGGGCATTTAGAATCTTTAGGTACACTATCATAAACATCATAAGGAAGCTTATTTAATAGGTAATATAGATATTCTTGAACTTTTACATCAATCATTTTATTATCCTTTCTATAAGCTTATTTAATTCTTTATCTAATTTGTCTTTATTTTTCTTTACTGCTGGTTCAAAGAATGGTTGTGCTTTTGTTCCTGGATGATGAACTTCTTTTGCAAAGAAATCAGTATTTCCTTCTTTCCAATGTAATGCTTGTTTGTTTTTTGGTTTTATTGTATGTGGTCTAGTTCCATATTCTACATCCTCAGCATCAATTTTGTTATCGTAAAGGCTTTTTATCCTCTACTTCTATATGTCACCATATAGTTCGGCATATATTTTTACCTACGTCTTTACGTTTAGGTATCGAACACTCGTGGGAATATTATATTCTACACTTTTCCAAAAGAAAAGCATAGGTTCAATCCCTATGCTCTACGGTGACTAAGACTTTTTAATTTCTTAGTTTACCTCGGTATTAACTTATATTAAATTTGTACATTTTTCCAAGTTTTCTCTCTTTTTATATCTGATACAATTGATTTAGATACATTAAGGTCTTCAGCTATATTTTTAATCATTTCTTTATTTTTTAATCTTATTTTAATTTGTTTAGCTATTTCTTCATTTATCTTAGAATTATGGTTTCTACTTCCTTTGTTATCTCTATCTGTTCCAACTGGTCTAAATAATCTTTCAAAACTTATATTTTTTTCTCTTCGATATCTAGAATGAGCTAATTTGTATGGAAAGTTTAATTCCTCACACCATTGCATAAGAGTTTGAGTTTTATTATTATAAGTTATCTTTATATTTGTTCTTCTATTATTACATTGAGTTTTGTTATCTACCCATCTGCAATTAGATGGTTCATAATCGCCATTAGTATTTATTCTATCTATACTTAAATCTTCTTTATAACCATTGTCTAAAGCCCATTCTCTAAAAATTTCAAAATTATTTAACCATTCTTCACACATTTTTATTCCTCTTCCTCCATAACAAGGATAACATTTTTCGTTTTGAAGATAACATCTTTTTTTAATTCCTTCCCATTCTTTATACAATCTAGTTTTACTTCTTCCGTCGATTCGATTAGGAATTAAATTAATTTTATCTTGTTCTTTTTTTAAGCAACCACAAGATTTTGTATTACCATCTTTTAAGCAATCATATCTTACAATTGTTTTATTTCCACAACTACACAAACATTCTGCATAACTTCTTCTACCTTTTTTAAATTTATTAATAACAGTTAATCTTCCGAATACTTCCATAATATCACCTCAATAATATTATACCATATTCGAACACCTTAATCAACTTTAGTACCGTATTAAATAAGTTTTTTACCGATTTTGCTCGATTTTCGATATATATTTCTATATAAAGGAGCTGCCTTCAACTCAACGTTTGTTCCGCATTCACCACTCATTTTGCCAGTTATATTAGTAGTTATAGAACCTCTAAGTCGACCAGTATCAACTGAACAGTTTCTTTTAGCATCTCCTTCTATACCATATAAAGTGCTTTTTACTAAGTTTGATACTTCATTTTCTAGATTTTTAATATTGAACAATTCTCCTGCTTCAACCTGTATTTTAATTTCCACTAGTCATCACGCTCCATAACTACCATATAACATTTACCATAGTCTGCTATAGATACTTTTTTATATTTTTTATCCTTATAAAGGATTTTAAAGTCATCATCTAGATCATCTAATATTTTTTCTTTGGTAAATAGTTTGTTTAGAGAATATGATATTTCTCTTCCTTTGCTATCTATAGATTTAACTGTATAAGGTGCTACTTTACATTTTATTGTCTTTAATTCTGTCTCAGTTTCTTCGTAGCCCCCCATATTATCAGGTATTTTCTCTACAACTAAGATAGTTGCTTTTTCTCTGTAATCCATTACAACATCCTTAATCTTTTAGATTTAGATTTTATGTTTTCTTTCTTATATAAATCTAAAATACCTAGATAATCGCTAAAATCATCTGTGCTATAAGTAGTCGATAATACATCTATTTTTTCTGTTGTTATTCCCTCTGCACCGATTCTACGATATCTTTTTATTGCTACTTCCTCTGCTATATATTCAAGTTGCTTTGGTATTTCATTACCTTCTAAATATACAGATAGATAATTAGCAGCATCACTTAAAAGGATAGTTAAGAGATTATCCTCCGAACTGTCCTCTGTTAATCCTAATTTTAGTTTTATATTTGAAATATCCATAATATTATCCTAATATTCTAGTTGCTAGTTCTGGATACATTGTTTGATATCCGTATAATACATCCATAGATAACATTTCTTTTTTAGTTTTCATGTCATATCCTTTTACAACTCTTAATGTTATACCATTGTAAGAAGTTGTATAAGCTTCTACACCACTTGGCGCAGCTAAAGGTCTAGTTACAAATGCGAAAGCATTAGGGTTAAATGCTAAGTTAGCAGTGTGAGCGCCTTCTATTTTTATAGTATCACTTGTATTTACATCTGCTTTAAGTGCTGGATATAATTTAACTGTTATGCTATTTCCAGAAGCTGTTGCATCTTCTGTTACAACATAATTGTTTTTAGCTATATTGATTATATCGCCTTTTTTAACATTTCCTGTTAAAGTATCTTTTGATAATGTTATAGTATCAAGTCCTGCATCAGTTTTAGCTGAAGCTTTTATACCTGTTACTCCAGATAAAGAACCAGCTTCGTGAACTTTTATACCTTGAGCCATATAGTTATCTAACCCCATAACTCTACCTATAGAACCTTCTCTCAATGCTTGAGTTGAGCCAGATTTTTCAGCGTTTACTATAGCTGGAATAGTAGTAAAATTAGCGTCAGCTTCTGGATCCCATATAGCAACCCTGCCAGCTATAGGTACTTTATTTATGTTTAACATTTTTCTAGCGTCAGCTATATCGTCTAAAGTAGATGGAGTTGTTCCAGCAGTACCAACACAGTAAGGTATATCTTTGTATAATTCTAATCCATCTGCATTTATTTTTTCTGCTAATGCAACTGCTGCAGGTTCTAAGAATAATCTGTTTAGATCATCTACATTAGTAACCATTTGAATAGATGTAAAGTCTACATCTACAGTAGCAAATTTATCTAATGCAACTTCTACAGAATCTTCAACTACATCTTGTGGTGTTGTTCCTGTCGCTTGGTTGAAGTCCTCTGCTTTTAATACAACTGGTTTTTTAACTTGTATTTTAGCACCTTTTCCTTTTACAAAGTCGTTAGAATAGTCTTTGTAAACTAAGTTAGGGAATACTAGATTTTCTATTAATCTAGGTAGCAATTGTCTTGCTATCTCTTTTACTTCAATAAATTGATTTGCCATTAATCATCATTCCTTTTCTTATTGTATTGTTATTTTTTATTAGCAAAGTATTGTCTGTAATATTCTTCGTCTGTCATGTCAGAAGTATTTTGATTGTAATTAGCTTGTTGATATGTATCTTTGAAGTTTCCATTGTTTCTTAGGCGCGCACTAACTCTTTTTTCAACTTCTTCTTCAATTCGTTTTTCAAAAGCTTCACTCTCTGCTTTTTTAAGAGCTTTAAATTTTTCTAAGTTAGCATGTATTTCTTCTGCATTATTTCCACCGATAAATTCTGCATATTCTTCTGGAATATTATCCACTTTTAATTGTTTTCTCTTTTCTTCATTTAAGTCTCTTAATTCCATACTTCTTTGAAGTTTCTCATAATTAGCGTTAGCTTGTCTGACTTGTTCTTGTAGTCTTTCATTTTCTGTCATATTTGCAAGTCTTTGGGCTTCTTTTTCTTTTTCTACTTGTTGTCTAGCTTTTATTTCAGCTCGTTTTACTTTTTCGTCCGCTTTCTTTTGCCATTGAGAATACTTTCTATCAATCATTTTGTCTAATTCTTCTTGAGTGATATTTAATACTTTACTTTCTCCACCTTCGCCACCATTAGTATTATCTATATGATTATCTTGTGGAGGTTCTTCTCCACCTTCGTTGCCTTCTGCTAATAGTTGAAGGTTCATTTTTAATTTGTTATCTTCCATTTTGTATTTCCTTTCCGTTTTAGTTTCGTCAAACATATTTCCATGAAGCTTTTTAAGTCATCATCACGTTTTGGACATAAAAATAAGTCCATATTTTCTACTAATATCCTTGATATAAACCAAGGTTTTCAAATTTACAGACTTTTATTGTTTTTATTTGATTTTAAATTTATTTTCAAAGGTACAAACTATCAAGGAACTTTTTTTAAGTACCTTAAAATCGATTTTAAAAGGTCGAATTATGTAAACTTTTTATTAAAATTATGTATTTATTTCAGATACAATTAATTCAAGTTTAAGCCTTGTAAAATCATTTGTAGTACCTGTTATTTTATAATCAGTAATACCTTTTATTTCAAAATCATCTAATTTTAACTCGAATTCTTCTTTTGTATCTTTAATACTAACTTTATGTAAAGGATTTGTATTATTTTGAGAATCGCTCATTAATATTCTCCTTCCTTATAATCTACAACTGGAATTACGGTACAACGTAATATTAGGTTCGACAGAAACAATGAAATGGTGGAACATTACTACCATAACTTATTTCTTCGATTTTAACCACCTCCCTATCCATGCTTTCACAGTCGGCGCAAGTTCTTTCATCATAAGCAACACATACTTCAACTGCTTTTATACCATTTTCTTTATATCCGTCTATATGCCCTTTAGTTGTAAAGAAATTTGTTTCTGTTCTAACAAGTCTTTCAGCTTCATACTTAGTAACTTTTTCAAATTTTCTTATCTCGCTACCCATTTTTTGAACTGATTGTCCTTGAATTAATCCTTTTGTAATAGTTTCTTGTATTTTATTCAGCGTAGCTGTTTTGTTAGTCCATATTCTACTGCTAAACTGTCTACCACTCCAAGGATATCTAATAGTTTCTTCAATAGCTTTCTTAGGTAATACAGCATTACTTCTGCCTACATCTTTTAAAGCTTCTTTATATGTTCTTTTGTAAGCTCCAGTTAAATGGTCTGTCATAGTCATTTGCATATTATTTGTATGTTTAATAAGTTGTATGTCTATTGCATCTAATAGGCTTTGTAATCTTGTTACATTCTCTCTAGCACTTATTCTTTGCCATTCTACTAATATCTCTTTACTATTAATTTTATTATAGAGTTCTCTTAATTCTTGAACTTTATCACGATATTCTCCTAGTTCTATCAAGTTAAGAAGCTTAGTTGCTTCTGCATAAGTTAAATTATTTTCTATTGCATATTTATTGTAAAAGTCATTTAATTCTTTTGATATTTCTATGTAAGCATTGTGGTAAGCTTTACGTATCTTTTTTATTATCTTATCTTCTGATATTTTGCTCTTTTTATCTCTGTCTAGCATACGTTGATGCCAGTATTCTCTGCTTTTCATACCAGCATAGTATTTAGCTTTTCTACCCATAGATAAACCTCAAAGCAAGCATTATAGTAAAACTATAAAAGATTGCATCTCCAAAGCAATACAGTCTCTTTTTTGTAGTTGCGCTAGTAAATATTCCTATGCTATCTATCATTAGCACCAAACCACTAACTATTAGAACTATCCATGCTATTATCGTTATTAACATCTTCGTTTTCTCCTTCATCATCTTTTTCAAGTTTTGGATCACCTATATTACTATCTCGATATATATCCATTACTTGCATCTTTTCTTCATCTTCCTTTTGTTTACGTTCTATTTCTTCTTTTGCATTTTCTACAAAAGATAATTGAGATATAAGAGTTTCATCAGATAAGATTCCGTTTAATTTCGCTACCATATCTGCCATTTCTGTTACATTCGTTGGCAATGCTCTAGTAAATGTAAGTTTCACATCTCTATAATCAAAGCTTTTATTGTTTTTAGCATTAATAACATTAGTTACAAGTTCAAGCATTCTTTGTATAGACTTCTTCCATTTACGTTCTTTTTTACTCATGTCTTTTTCTAATCCGAATAACTTAAATTTCAACGCTACTCCAGATGCATTTCCAGCGAAGCTTTCATCTGTCAAAGGAGGTGTTTTTGTTAGCTTATGAAAATCAGCTACTAATCTAGTTAGTGTATTTTGTATGTATGTATCATTAATATCTTTTGTAATGAACTTAGCATCACCATCTTCATCAATTAGCATGATTCTATTGTTTTTCATATCTTTTACATCGTCATCTTCCGTAGCGCTTAAATTTTTTAACATTAAATAAGCATTATCAGAATACTCTATTTCATTAATACAACTAGATATAATACTTTCAATAGCATCTACAAGTGATATTTGATTTTCAAAGCAGCCTTTTCTCTCTGTATTTTCCATAAATTCTACAACAGGAATATCACCGAAGTTATGTTCCTGTTCTTCTACTAGTTCTAATATTCCAGAAGGTCCAATATAGTGATATATTTTATCTTTAGTCCATAATCTAACATCTAGATTAATTGTATCTTCTTCAACATCTTCATATTCATAATATCTTATAGCGCCTATCATATTCTTAGATAAACTTGTATCATGGATAACAAAGCAGTTCTTGGCAGATTCAGTGGCAAACCTAACATTAGCTTCTTCATCTGTATAAAGTATTAAAAATGCTTGTCCGTCAATCGAAGTAAAGTGATCTAGTTCCATATTGCACTCTTGAAAGTCATTGTATTCTAATATATTATCAAGAAGCTCCTGTTGAGTTTCGTCCTTACATGTAAATGTAATTGGTTCTCCAGAAAAATAACCTGTTCTTATATCCACAGCGTAGCTTGGTAAAGATTCTATTATTTTATAGTTAGGTTTATTTTCATCTGCTTGTTTTCTAAGCAGTATTTTATGCTTATCACTATAATAATTTTCATTTCTTATAAACTTTCCTTGGAATGCTTTGTGCCTAGATATAAGTTTTTCAACATCTTCTGGTTGAATTTCTTTTGCATTCGTTTGAAAAAATGGTATATCATTATGCAGTATCACCTTAACACCTCCTAGATTCCCAAATTCAATTTCTTGGATTTTAATTTATTACTTCTTATTTCATCTTCAATTCCATATCTCGCAGCATCTATTAAATGATTATTCTTATCTGGATATTCACCTTTAAAGTTACCGTCTCTATCTTTTTCGGTTTCATATCCTAAAAACTCTCTAGCAGCATTAGGACATCTATCCCTATCTATTATTATTTCTTCAATTTCTTCTGACAGGAACTTAATTCCATAATCTACACTATCAGGACCTTTTTTAGCGCCTTTTATTTTCAATCCAAGATTTTTTAAATCTGCTATACTTTTAGGTTCCTATTTTATTCACATAAGGTCGTTAATCTTATGCAGTTCTCTTATGAACTTCTTATGCTCTCACATAAGTCTAGACTATATCTTCAATAAAAAAAGACCTCTCGGTCTTAATTATTGCCTGGCTTTTCCACTCACTTGAGTGTACTCTACTTTCTTATTCTATCTATTTAAGATAAAATGATTTCGATAGTCGTTGAACAACATCATCTTTTGTTAAAGGTGTATATGAAAATATATGTTTTTTATGAGTTCTTTCTTCACCTCTAGCACATGCACATACATGCCCTTGATTAAACCCATCAACTTTACATTCGTGTGTATAATTATAAATTTTAACTAAATTACCTTCTAAATCATATACATAAGTTTTTTTAGTTAATGAGTGTAAATTATTCTCTTTAGGTGTTACCCATTCTAAGTTTGATACATTATTATTTTGTCTATTTTCATCTATGTGATTTACATATTCTTTATTATCTGGATTAGGTATAAAAGCTAAAGCTACTAGTCTATGAACTCTTACATATTTTACTTTTTGCTCATTTGTTACTAGTGCTACATTTAAATATCCTCCAGTTTTCTTGTATTGTTTTATTTCTTTACAAGTATCTTTTCTTTTTAAATTGTTACTTGCATAGCTAAATACTTTTCCATTTTCTGTTATGTAATATACATCTCTTATATTTTCATATCCTTTAATTTTATTTATTTGTTTCATATCAACCACTCTCCTTAATATAATTATAACATATTTCGGATAGTATTGTTGCATAAAACGATAAATAATTATAATATTGCTGCTGATTGCCCATTGTAATATCTTTAGAATTTTTACACTTTGGTATCTAAAGTTTTAGGGGTTTCCAGCAATTAACCAGGTTAAGTGCCTAACCATTAAGCACTATCAGCTATAATAAGTTTAGGATTCGGATCTAGTTGTTTTATTTTTTCTGCTGCTTTTGAATTTGATAATCTGGTTTGATATATTTCTTTAAATATATATAATCTTTTTCTTGTTTTATCATAATGCATAACGATATAAGCAAATGGATCTTGAGCGTAACCCCAGTCAAGTCCTCTTTTTATTCTGTCAAAGTTCTTTATTTCTTCATCAGTTATTTTTCTTATCGTTACATTTAAGAATACTTCTCCACCTGTACCAGTAACAGCACCTAAATAATCATGTTCATATTTCGTTACATTTACTTTTTTAAGGTGTTCAGCTTCTATTATGAATTGTTCTCCTAACCAATCTTTCGGTACACTTCTGTAATCGCTATGATGCACATATTTATCTGTTCTTTCGTCTAATACTTCCATGTTCGCCCAGTTTCTTTGTGATTCTGGAGGGTTAAAAGAATAAAATACAAAAAACTTAGGTCCACCACGCATAAGAGATTGATTTATATTTCTTATCTTATCGTAGTTTTCAAATTCGTCTACTTCTTCAAACCATATATATTTTATATATCCTTTTGATACTTTAATAGATTTAACCTTTTTAGGATTGTCAGCCCCTCTAAAAAGTATTTCTTGGCCTGTAGGTATATAAGTTAATCTCAATGGTGAATAACTTATTTTCCATTTACTCGTTACCCCTAATTTATCTATGGACCATAAAATTTGTTCAAATACCGAGCTTCTTAAAACATCTTTTACTCGCCTAAAAATAACAGCATTTGAGTATATTCCTTTACTAGCATCTTTCATCATATTAAGAGGTATTTCTGTACCTATAAATGATGATTTAGTACTCCCACGACCACCTTTAAACCAATAGTGTGTGTGTTTACCTTGTTTTATATCGTGGTGCACTTTGTAGAAGCTTGGAGCAATCAATTTTGTTAAATTCATTATTCATCATTTGGGATATCATCAATTATTTTAACTCCCATATCTCCATTTACTTCTACTTTTTCAGTATATAAACCATATCTTTTACCTAGAAGCTCAGCACACTTATTAGAATCTTTTATGGATATCTTTTTCTTAATTATTTGAGGTTCATTCATAAACTCTCCAGTATTTACAACTACAACAACTTCTTCTTCTAATTCCTGTCGCATACCTTTTGTTAGGTATTCTAATACTTCTGTTGCATCTGCTATTCTATTTGACTGCATTTGTTGTAATTGTTCATCTATGTATTTTTTAATGTTGGTATTTGTTAGTAATTTACTGCTATTCGTTCTTGCTGTTGCATCTTTCTTACAATTAGGATAAGCTTTCTTATAACTTTCAGTAGCATTAAGTGATTCTATATAGTAGTCACAAAATGCTTTCTGCTTTTCGGTTAGTTTCACTTAATACCACTCCTTTCTAATTTATTTATCAATTTATTTCTATACGTATTATCATTAGTTAATCTAATAAGACTTTCTATATCCCTTTCATTTAACTTATCGTCTATTTCTCTTTTTATAGCCATAATAACCAATATTTTAGCTTTGTAAAAATTTGAAACATGTGTGTGACCTGCTGCGAATATTTTATTTGTATTGTGTACAACATAACCATCACTGCATTTATATATCGAATACTCTTTACGTTGAAAAACCTTTCTACTCATTTAGATCCTTCCTTTTCTACAAAACAAAAAAGAACCCTAGTTAGGGTTCTTCAGTCTGGTTTTAATGTAACTAAAAAAATAAGTTAGGGGACAGTTAGTAATTTAAGAAAAAATTATCCATAATAATTAACTGTGTAATATTAGTTGAAGTCTTAGCAAGTCGTAGGATTCGAACCTACATCGTTGGGGGCGATTTACCATTACTTGCATATTACCGAGGTTTCACCCTCGGCCACGTCTGTCAATAAACCAAGATGTTAAACACACATTTTAAAATTCACTTAATAAATTATCGGAGGAACAACGCCAATTTTTAACGCTAGTTCCCTTAGGAAATCGAAATCATGTAGCAATATATTTCTCAAACAAAAAGTTAGTATTACACGGTTAATCGGGTTACCAATCCAATCAACCTAGAAAAAATAGTTGTCGTTAAAAGAAATTTTATTTACACTATTATAATAACATATATCGATGTGACATTTAATGCCATCATTCTTTAATTTTCCTGTTTCTATACTGTGCCACCTTTTACATATACAATTTACTCACTATCCACGCACCAATAACAAATATGATTATCGCATCTGCTATTGCTCTATTCATGTTCTTCTATCTCCCAATCTTCTGGACTATTATGGTATAACGGACATATATCAAGACTAGGCAGTAATTCCAATACTATGCATTGTCCATCTTCGCATTCATCATATCTACTACATTCTTTTTTTATTGTTAGTAATGCTTTTTTTATTAACTCTTTTCTATCTTCCATTATTCTTCCTCCAATAAGTTTTTATTTTCGTATATATTTCCTATCACTTTATTCTCAGCAGTCCCAAATCTAGGTATAAGTCTGTAATAACTATCTTTTCCATCTTGTATATACCAACAACCTTTAATCATGGTTACTACTCCTACGATATGATTTAATCCTCTAGTTGTTTCTACTATGTCACCTTCACATATTTCTATATCATTAATATCTTTGTATCCTGTATATTCTCCGATGCTTTCTTTATATACTGCATAATTTCCGTATGGTGTTAATAATATATAATCCGTTGGGGAATTATCTACATATTTTATTTTAGCTATACCATATCCATTAGTCACCCATTGAGAACCTGTTAATTCTTCTATTACGTATCCTCTGAATTTAATTTCTCTCATATTTCTACCCCTCTAACCATTTGTTATTTATCATTCCAAATCCATAAACTACACCACAAATTAATAGAATCCATAATATCCAAAATGCTATTAAAGGTAAAACTGCACTACTTAACATGCTTTCTTTACATTCTTTTGTTTTCATTCCTTTATAGAATGTAGCATTATTTATTGTTTTGTTTTTTAAGCTGCAGTATATAGTGCCTTTAACATTATTTAATTTAGCGCCATAGTATTTTTCTCTTAGATGATAGCCAGTGCTTATTGTATCTATGTACTCATCCTCTATGATATTTGATATTTTATCTATTTTATACTTTTGATTTAGAAATGTAATTTCTTTAGCTATTTTACTTTCTCTATTAATAGTATCCCAAGTCCAGTAATGTTCTGTTGTATAGTATGTTCTTTTACCGCTTTTATGTTTTACTCTTCTTGTATGTCTTGTATATTTCTGTGTTATCTTTTCTATATGTATATAATCTTTATCTTTTATTTTGTCATATGATACTGTATCTACTTTATTTAAAGTTCCATATACAAATGCATTACCTACATTTGTTCTCATACCATAAGCAAATAATTCCTTATCGTTATTTATCTCTATAGCTTTTGTATATTTAGTATTTTCATCTAGTATCATGTCATTAATGCTAGAGCTAATTACAAGCCCTAGCATTAACATAACTAATACGATAACTATACTAAACATTATTTCTCTCTTAGTAAATTTGTTATCGAATTCCATAATGTCACCTCTAATCAAATAAATTAGTAGGTGCATCTTCTGATGCATTATATTTTAAATATGTATAATTTTGTTTTTCATATCCTGTTAGATCTAAAAATAATCTAGCTGGGAATTTCTTAACATATCTGTTATATTCTTTTATAGCTTGATTATAATTTTCTCTATATTGCGCTATAAGATTTTCAGTTGTACTTAACTCATTCATAAACTCTTTGTAATTTTCATTTGATTTAAGCTCTGGATAAGCTTCACTTACTGCTTTTAATACTGTTGTTGCATTCTTTGTATTATCTTCTGTTGTTCTTGCCTTAGCTAAATCTTTTAAAGTTTCTGATTCATGTTTATCATATTCTTTTACACAATCAGCTAGGTTATATAATAAATCTTGTCTACGTTTTTCTTGTATATTTATATCTGATTTAGCACTGTCAACTTGTTCTTCAAATGATATTGCTTTGTTTTGTGAGTTTTGCGCTATAAATACTCCTAATCCTATAAATGCTACTATTATTGCAGCTACTATTAATATAACTTTGTAATTCTTTTTCATATTTTTCCTCCCTATGCTATTTTCTTAAGTATATTACTATGTAGTCTGTGTATTTGTCTCCAGCTGTAATTTAGTTCTACACATATTTGTTCCCATGCTTTGCATTCTATATATCTCGCTCTTAGAATGCATCTATCCAAGCTATTTTCAACGTTATCTATAGTGTGTTCTATTTTATTCATTGTTGCTATTAATTGTTTTTCTTTCTGTATTAATTCTGTTTCTGCATCTTCTATCATAACAATAAGACTTAATATGTCTGTTCCTTCTCCGTTACCTGTTGGCATATCTGTTATTACTTGAGATTTTATACTTGTTTTTCTTTCTTCTAGTTCTTTAATACGTTCTTTAAGCTGTTTTATTTCAACTTTTATAGTTTTATACTGCATTAATTCTTCTTTACCCATATATATCAATTTCCCCCTTATTTTCTATCTCTTAACAACATATGCCTTGCTACATGATTTCCATATGTGTATTATTCGTTCACTGTATTTGTAAATATATTATATTTTCCACAACTATGTTTACCTTCTGGGCATCTTCTGTTTTTTACACAGTTAGGAACTAAATATGGTTTATATCTAGGCTCAACTTCTGTTACTTGTTTAACCATTTCTTTTACTATTGTTCTAATAGGTAATTCTGCTCTAGTACATAATCTTACATTTGCTAGATGCATTAAACATTCTAAATTAACTGCTATATTACATTCTGTAGCTACTCCAATAGGTAATATTGTTCTAGCTATCTCATTAGCTTTTTCTCCTGTTATGCCACCATCTTCTAAGAAAGTTTGTATATAGTTATATTGGGCATTAACTATATCTTCTTGGTCTTTTATTGTCTTAACCATATATGGACTATCTAATAACTCTGGAGCTATATATATACTGACCTTTCCATCTTTATTGCAATATCTCAATGATTGCACATTAGTTACAAATCCTTGTGTTGTTCTTACTATCTGATCAACTGCTGAACGCGGTATATTTTTTAATTCAAATATCATATATAAATGTCTACTTCCACTTAGATGCCCACTTTTTAAACAACTTTCTCCCACTTTTTCGGCTTTTTCTTTTGGAGTATTATAGCAAACAGCACTAAAGCTTCCATGTCTTTCTATAAACTTCTCCACTTCCTCTGGATTTATTAATTTTATATTAAAGTCTTTTATAGTAAACATATTATATCTCTCCTTTATCTATTTTATCAGTTATATTTGTCCAGATTCTTTTCTTCCTAATATCATATACTGTATTAGGTGATAGGCCGTATTTTTTAGCTATATCAGTTCCTTTTAAATTAGATGTATATATATCAATTACATCTTCCTTGTTTAATTTATACTTCCCACTTACTGGAATTAAAACATCCTTAGTGTATTCAGACCATGTATCTCCATTTTTTATATGGTAAACTATATTTTTACTGATATTAAACTTGTCAGATATTTCTTTCGCTGTTCCGTATTCTTTTGCTATCTTGATAGCTAGTTCTTTTGTTATATTGCTTGAAGATCTATTTCTGTCAAATTTATCCCTGTTATTGTCCTTTTGAGTCCCTATTTCTAAATGAAATGGATTACAGCAAATAGGATTATCACATTTGTGTCTGATAACCATTCCTTTTGGAATTTTACCAATATATTTTTCATACATTAAAACATGAGTTCTTTTCTTTTTATATTGACCATATCCATTATTATCTGGCTTATGAGATATAACTTCCCAACATCCATTTCGAGATATTTGCATTATTAAATCTTTTTCGTTGTAAATTTCTCCTTTTTCTATTAAAACAACTTTACTTCCGATAGGTATATTTTCTATATCTTCTACTTCATTTAATGTAAACATTATTTGCCCTCCTTAAATTGTTTTCTAATACAGTCTAAGTTTTGTGTCCCGTATAACCTTGATGTTTTAGACTTTATCGCTCTCAATGTCTTTGGTTTAAGTTGCTCTGTTATATGTTCATAATCATAGTTATCTAGAATTAATTCTTTTAGCTTGTCTATTTGCTGCTTTGACCATTCTTTATTATTGCCTGCCTGAATTGGTCTTGCTTTAATTCCTTTTTCCCATAATTTTCTTGCAACTGCATTTTCTGTTCTGCCTATTTTTTTTGCTATCTCTGAATAAGTATATTTGTGTTGATTAACTAAGAATTGTAAGTACTCATACTCTTTTTCTGTCCATTTTTCTTTTTGATTTTTCTTGAATTGTCTTTTATTTTTGATATCTCTTTTTCTTTTTTCATCTACCCATGTTGGTTCTGGCCCTAAGCTATATTTTTCAAGTTTACTAAAATCTAAAAATGATTGATTTTCTTCTGCCCATACCCAAAATTCATCTAATGCTACTATCTTATATCTTTTATCTTTTATTCTTCTATACCTTACAGGGAAGTTTCTTTTTTCTATCCACGATGTTAATGCATATGTATGATTTGTACTATATCCTAACTCTGATAATAGTTTATGCATTGTTATACAGTCACCATTGTCAAAGAATCCTCCCATGTCTAGTTTGTAAATCTTATTTCGTACAGCACATTCTGTTCGATCCAACTTCTTTGCTATGTTTGGCAAAGGAGATAACCCCCATCTATCTTTTAAATATTCAACTTCTTCTACTGTCCATGCTCTCCTACTCAATTATTTATCACCCATTTCTTTTAGTTCTTTCTCTACATCTTTTATCGCACATTCTATAGCTTCTCTTTCATTTATGCTATATTTATCCATGTATTGTTTTGCTAGTTCTACTATCTCATTCACTCGACTTAATAGCACTGTTTTTTGCTCCTTTCTTTGTATTTCGTTCTGTTTCGTCATATTATATATTTTACTATAGTATATAAAATTCTAGGAAGGTTTGATTGCCCTCCTAGAACTAATATTTTATTTATTTTCATAGATTTTCACCTCTATATAAAACATAACTGGTCGCTAACTGTCAGCATTTCTTTTTGTGCTTTTTCATAGAACTTTTTATCTACTTCAAAACCGTATGCACTTCTATTAATTTCTCTTGCTACTTTTAGTGTTATTCCACTTCCTGCTACTGGATCTATAACTACATCGCCTTCATCAGTAAATAATTGAATTAATCTTTTTATAACCTTAGAAGGTTTTTGAGTTGGATGTATCTTAGGATATTCTTTTCCGTCTCTTTCCCATTTCATCCAGTTAAAAACCATTTCTTTATTGTTGTTAAATTTAGGTAGCTTGTCCCTATAAAGTACAACTGCAAATTCAGTTGCTCCTACTATTCTCATATTCGCTTTTAAAACTTGTGGTGAGTAATTTTTTATAAAGAATAATGGATAACTATTTTTAAATCCATATTTCTTTCCGTAACTTATCACAGTTTGTATTTGGTCAAAAGCACAAAATACAATCATTGCTGGAGCTTTACCTTTTTCTTTAGGCTCTTTTATAAGTAATTTATTACAGAAGTGAAAGTATTCGGCTATGTTGAAATTATTATCTGTATTAAAAAACATCTTTCCAGCTTTCTTACTTTCACCGTTTTTATTATCTCCACCTACATACCATTCTGGATTACTTCCGTATGCATTTACTCCTACGTTATATGGAATATCAGCTATTACTAATTGTGCCTTTGGTATTCCATATCTTTTATAGTTTTGAAAGTTATCGTTTATTAATTGCGTCTTTATCATATTCCCTCCTAAAAGAATGTCAGTTGTTCATAATCAACTTGTTTTATTTCTTCTTGCTTAAATTCTTCTGCTGGATCCTTCCAACTAATTCGACCGCATGTATAACTACAATTTTTCGTTCTATCACAATCTTTGCAGCATTGATTTTTACAAATTCTATTTAAATCAAATTCTTCGTTGCTTTCTATTTGTTCCAGCAGCATTAACTCTTTTACCGAATCCATTCTCTCGCAGCCTAAAGTTGTAAGATTTTCACATTCAAATTCCATTTTATAACTCCGTTATTTCTACTATTATTTCGGATTTTTCAGCAAACTGTTTCTTTGCTATCACTTCATGAATATATCTATCGTCTTTCCATGCCCTTCCATTTAATCCATCTAGTACTGCCTTGATACAATTATCAATATCCTTTTTAGTTGGTCCTATTTTGTCATCTAGAGCCTTATTTCGTTGTTTCTTGCTATAACTTTTCGGTACTTTGAAATTGAATAATATTTCAACTCGTAATCTTTCTCCGTCTAATCTAGGTCTGTTCCCATAAGCTAAACTACATGTTGTTTCAAAGTTATGTGTTTTGTTTGGTGTGTATACTCTTCCGTTCTTTCCAAGTCTAGGTCTTTCTTTTGCCACTGGTTCTCCTGGAATAATAAACTTAACTTTGTTTTTCTCTGCTATGCTTATGTTTCTTATAGCTTTATAGGCGGTTTCATCTGTGTAACCTTCGCTGTTTTTATTTGATGTATATCTATCCATTTGCCACCTCTTTGAATTTCACTCTCCATGTTTTACGATAAGGTTTCTTTTGTGTTACTAATCTACCCACGTTCTTACTAGAACTTTCGATATCGTATAACTCTGAAAAATATCTTGCTAGTGCAAACTGGCTTTGAAATTCTAATACTTCTCCAGTTTTGATGTTTTCTGCTACAACTGGTTTCACCTTACGATTTCTATTTGGCATTTATATCCCCCTCTGCTATGTATTTAAATCTCCATGTATCTTTATATGTTTTGCCTGTTTTTGCTTTTTCTTTTATTGCTCCGCAGCAAACTATTACATCATATAAATTTGTTATATATCTTGTACAATCAACTAAGCAGTCAAATTTATGTTTTTCACCCGTTTTTATATTTATAGCCATTATTGGTTCTATTTTGTATTTTCTTCGCGATTTACCTTCTATCTGTATCTTGTAACCCTTGTATTCTCGTTTCATTCTAAGAGATGTTTCTATCGAATTTACTTTCATATTCCATATAGGTGCTAAATATTCAGCAGCATCTTTTATTGCTTCAAATTCTTTTTCTTCTCCTGTTTCTATATTTGTTAAATGAACTTTTCTAGTTCTTTTAGGCGATTTAACTATAGTTGGTTTTTTGCCTATTCTTCCGTAATCAGCTAATTCTGGTTTTTCACCTTTAGCATATATTTCATCTAGTTCTTTCATTCTTTTTTGTTCTGCTTCTTTATCCATCAAATATGCTAAATTAGGCATTTTGCCTGTTACTATCCAAGCTGCAAATGCTAGATAATTTTCAGATGTTTCATTTTCTTCAAAGTGTTTCCCTACACTTGATAGACTGTATGCTGCACATTTCATTTCCTTTGCCCCCTTTTAACCTCTATTTTCTGTATTGAACTTCTTTTGTTTTTAACTCTTCTAAATAGGCTGCTAATTCCTTAGGTGGTAATTTGTATTCTTTTACTTCACTGCTTTTTTTATAGCTTTCGCTTTCGTAATTGCCTTTTAAAATAATCTCTCCTGGTTGAAAATAGTAAACTCCACCTTGGTTATCTCTAGTTTTAACTTGCTTTACATTCAGATTTCTCACTGATGATTTTTCTTTTCTAGTGCATCCACATGATTTTGTGTTTCCAGATTTCAAGTTATATTCTCTGACGGATACTGTATTTCCGCAGCTACACTTACATATCCATTTTCTTCTACCACTTGATTCTTGATCTAATTCTATTACTGTAAGTTTGCCAAATACTTGTTCAGTTAGGTCTGGATTTTCTCTAACAAGTCCCATTTCTTTTACATATTTTTTTATAGTATTTTTATTTCTATTTAACTCATAAGAGATGTTTAGTATGCTTAATCCTTTATTGTATAATCTCTTTATCTTTTTTCGTTCTAAGTCTGATAGTCTTGTTGCCATAATTAACCACCCCTTTGTAAGTTATCCCGCTAATACTTTCTTACTATATTTTTTATATAATGCATCCTTAACTTCCCCATTATCTTGTAATACTTCAAATAATTTTAAATAATCATCTAATACATTTTCTCTAACTATAAGCATTTCGTTATTCATTTCAGCTTTCTTTAACATTTTAGGGAATCCAAAGTAATCACTAACACATTTATTTACTACTGTATTTGCTTTAATGTAAGATACTTTCTCTTGTTTTAGTTTTTCTGGAAGATAACTTTGTAATAGCTCCATACATTCAAGTTGATGTTTTTTATCGCCTATTCTGAATTGTAAATCTCTATAAGCTTTTTCTACTTCAATGAAATATTTTCTAAATTCTCTACCTTTGGCATTTCTTTGTATCATTGCTATTTCTTTAGCCATATCTAATTTAAGTATATAATCATCAAGTTCTCTAACAGCACCATTATTTACAACTGTGGAACTTTTCACACTTGTATAATCTACATCTTCTTCAAAACCATATGCTAACATTCTTTCAAACCATCTTGAAAATCTATCTGTTATTTCCAATCCTTCATGTAAATATCTAGCTGATACTAATTGTTCTCCATTTTCAATTCTAATTAAAGTATCCATGCCCTCAGCTCCCTTTGTATTATTTTTATTTCCGTCCATCCTTGTTGATAGTATTATTTTATCATACTCTGTCATACTTTATCAAGTATTTTAGATTTATTTTTATGTAAAATCATGATATAATACCACTAAGAGGTGATATTATGAAAAAGAAAATTGCTATAACTCTAGATGAAGAAGTTTTAGAAAAACTAAAACAATATGCATCCGAAGAGGATAGAACTATATCAAGTCAAATAAACAAAATACTGAAAGACTTTTTAAAATCGATAGAAGGTTAATCACCTTCTATCTTTTGTTTTATATGATATTTCTTAATCTATAGTTGTTTTCTATTCCTCTAGGGAATGTTATTATATTATTTTGAGCCATTTCGACAATTCGTGAACCAACAGCCTCATCCCACATCAATATCTCTTTTAAACTTTTCTCAGTTGATATAATCATTGGTTTACCTTTTAAATATCGAGTATTTATAACTTTATATATGTATTTTCGGTCTGCTTCTGTAACTTCTCCCTTTAGAAAGTCATCTAAAAATAGAACTCTTGGATTTATATATTTTTCTAATTCTCTGATAAACTCTTCTTCGTTCATACTTACTTGTTTTAGATTAGTCAGCATTGATATATATTCTTTATACACACACCCAACATTGTTATTTATAAGTTCTAACATAGCTCCAACTCCTAAGTGAGTCTTACCTCCACCTGGATTACCGGCCAAAATCAAACTTGCATTAGTTTCTTTTTTTAAGAAGTCATTAATATATCGTAAAACCTCGTTCTTTGCCTTTCTCTGCCATTCCTTGTCAGCTTTAAAGGAATTAATCGTCTTTTGTCTGAAAACCTCTGTAAGGTTGCTTAAGGCTAATTTTTCGATACTTTGTCTTTTTTCTAAGCAACTGCATGCAACAGCCACTTCATATCCATCTTGTATTTTAAAAATATATCCTCTATCTTCACATTTAGGACAATCATATTTTGCTGGTTCTGGAGCATGTTTTTCCAAAGTAGCTTTTAATCTATCCAATAAAACTGCATCCATTTTTATTTACCTCCTTATAATCCGAATTTTTCATCTATTTTGTCTAGAAAATCTAGATCTTGTTTATTTAATTCATCTTGTTGTCTAGGTTTGTTTTGTTCTTGCTGCAATTTGTATGCTTGTAATTGTTCCATTGTGTATATGTTATTGTTTGTCCAGTTATTGATTATACCTTTTAGATAACCCCAGTTGGTTTTAGCTCTTTCGGTGCATATTTCTATTGCTCTTGCAAATAAATCTCTGTCTATTGTTTCTGTCATTTCTATAAGCCATTGAGCTATTAATTGATTTACCGTTCCTATATTTTTTTCAAATAGGTTAGTAAATTCTTTTAAATCATTACCTACCAACTTACTTACATTTTTTTCAGGAGATACTGTATCTTCTTTTTGTTTTTGTTTTTCTTTTTCTTTTTCTTTTTCTTTTTCTTTTTCCCCCGAGTCTATGTCTAGACTATCTAAGTCTTTATCTAGACTATCATTACTATTTTTATAGTCTATAGATACTGTATCAATAGGGTATCCATACTCTATACATACTCTATATAAATAATCTTTATAGTCTTTGCTTTTTATCTTTTCAATTTCTTTTAAAATGCAATTTTTCACTTTAGGAGATTTAGAAAAGTTATGTTTATGCCAGTTTTTTATAAGTATTTCTTTTGTTTCTTCGTTGTAACTTGTTTTTCCGTAATCTTCAAATCTTTTTAGTAATTTCTGTACTGTTTCTCTGTTATATCCTGTTTGCATTTCTACAACCTTATAAGGTAATTCATAGCATCCACATTGTGTTGTTCTAGAGTTGCTTAGAAGATATAAATAGAAATACTTTTCTTCTGGAGTTAAATCTAATACAAATCCATCTTCCCAAAAGTCTACTTGTATCGCTCTGTATTTTGCCATTAATCTTCACCTTCTTTACTTTTCTAGGAAGGGGATTGCTCCCCAACCTAGTTACATATCCATTACTTGTTGCCCTTCTATTTGTCCGTTATCTTCTTCTATAGGTTCTTCTGTATAATCTACATCTTGTACTTTATCCTGTACTGGCTCATATTTTGCTAATAAATCTATTAATTCATCTACTTCTTCAAATTTAAGTTCCTTCAAACTATATCCATTGCTTTCACAGAATTTTTCAAGTTCTACAGTATTTTTTAGATCTCCATAATCGAATAATCCTTTTTGTGCTGCTAATGCCATTATTTGATTTTTTTGTTGAGTTGATGCCATTCCTGGTTTTATTTCTCTCTCAGAAAGTCGTCCATCATATCCCATTTCTTCCTGTTGATACAATCCTTGAAGTTCATCTGGAAATGCTTCACGTAGACATTGACTTTGAGCTACCTTGCGAATCATGGTGCATGGTTTTTCGCTCCACATTTTATTAGGTGTACCATTTTTTGTTTTTTGTATATATTCATCTAGATTAACTGTATGATGTATTGGGAATTCTCTGTCACTTCTAGATACTTCACACCAACCGCCTAAAAGTGTTTCATCTGGAAGTTTTATTGTGCCTTCTCTTTCTGTTATATTTCTTTCTTTATCTACTACAACTATTCCAGCTTTCATATATCTAAATACTCCAGATGCATAAGCTTTTTTAATAAATACATCTTTTCCGACTATGATATTAGCTGCTTGATCTCCATATTTAACAAGATATGCATCTCTTATAAATGGATTTAATTTTTGAGCTTTACATAACTCTAAAAACATTAAAATTTCCTGTTGTGTAGCTTTTGGACATATATAATTTTTTACTGTTTCAGCATTTAGAACTTGTCCCCCTTCAAGAGTAAAACTTGCTAAATCTAATGCATTCGTTCTTTGTACTGCTTTAGTCATGTTATTCACCTTCCTTATTTTTTAGTTTTTGGTATAGTTAAACTTGTTCCAACTTCTAAGTGGCAACCTTCTATATCTGTACCACCTTTTATAAGTTTTTTAATAGTATTTTTATCTACCTTAACTGTTTCTGTTACAACAGTTTCTTTATATGTATCTGGTACACTTTCTAAATCATCTATAACAAGACTGCCTGGATTGTTTCTTATAGTAAAGTTTCCTAAATCTGTTTCCATTTTTTTAACTCCAAGTGCTTCCATATTGTCTTTTAGCATTTTCTTAAGATTTTCAGCTTTGTTTTGTCTTTGTCTTTTAAGCTCTTGTAGTCTTTTTATTTCACTGTCTATACTTTCTATTTGACTATCTATGTTTCTAAAAACATATACAAATCCGTTTGATTTATTTTTTATTTCGTCAGCTATTATTTTGTTAGCTTTTACTAAGTTTTCTGCTAAATCTTCTTCTCCATTTTCTAAATAGTCACTTATTAATCTATCTACTTCTATAAAATTGCTTGTAAGTTCATATAAATTCATCTTTCGAGTTCTCCTTTGTTTATGTTATAATTTAATTAAACGTTAATTAATAAAACACTATAATATGTCTTTTGTACCTCCCTAGTCACCATTAGAGAGGTACTTTTCTTTTTATTGATGCGTCATGTCATATTCTAGATCTATTCTGTCTCTTTCCATTTGTGCAAATTCTCTTGCTTCTTCTAATGTTATTTCTTCTTGTTCCTCTGTTAATCTTCTTACTTGTAGAATTGCTATAAATTCAGCAACTGTTATTTCTGGGTAAGTTTCACATATTTCATTTAAAACTTTTGGTGAACATGTCATAGTCATTTATATCACCTCCTTTATACCTTCAATGTAGTTGTCTAATAGGTCTGATATATCTCTTAGAATGTCTAGTGCATTATAAGATGCACTTGTAAATGTGATGTAGTATACTTTTGTGTTGTACTCATAGATTGATGCTGATATGATGTAGTAACTTTCACCTTTGTTAGTTTGTAAAGATAAGTTTATTTCAGCTTTAGCAAAATCTATATTTTCATTTATAAATTCAGCTTTAGCGAATAAACCTAAAGTTTTTACTCTAAACTCTTGATTTGTCATTTGTTTTCCCCCTTTTTATACCGCTTTCATATTCTCTAAACTTTTACATTCACCTAGTTCGTAAAACAGTTCTTCTTGGTTAAATAGCTTATTGCATACGTTATAAACTCTTTCTAAATTTTCTCTAGAAGGTGTTAACGGACTTTTTACAGTTATCTTAACCCCTCCATTTTGATATCGTTTTTCTTTCATATTGCACCCCCTAATAAAATATGATGTCTAAAATTTGTCCTATTCGTGGATGCTTCTCCACCAAGCTCCTAAAAAGAAACCTAAGTTAAATATGATTACTACTGCTATGTATTTTGCTAACATATATGCCCCCTATCTTGAATAATCTACTACTGTGTTATTGCCTTGTTTTCTAAGTAGTGCAAACTTGTTTTGTAACACGTGAAACATTTTAATTTCTGCTTGGTATGGAGTTATTATGCTCCATTCTTCTCTAAATCCTCTAGCTCTTAGTATGTCTGATACTGCTTCTACTTCTCTTTTGAAGAAATGTTCTGTTTTTATGTAAGTTGCCATGTTAGTTACCTCCAATTTATATAACTACATTTTCTAGTAATATCTGTCTATTTACTGCATCTATAAGCTCCTTATAAACTGTTGGCACTTTATATGTATTTATAACTTCTAAGGCATCTTCTAACTGGCAACGTTTTATTGCTTTGTAACTTTGTACTGCAAATGCCCTTTTAAGTTGATTTTGTGCATCTATATATATCTTTGTTCTAATAGATTTATCTTTATATGCTAAGGAGTTTTTGCCACCTAATTCTTTTATTACTTTGCCTCTTAGGGCTTTTTGTAAAGTATCACATTCTATATTGAATAGTGGGGCATTATCTTTGAAGTTCTTTAGATCTTGTTTTACTTCATTTACATTTTGCTCTATTTGTTGCTGCTTTTTATCTATTACGAATATCGCTTGCAACTCTTTGCTTATACCAGTATACGGATTTAGATTTTTTAATTTTTCTTCCATTTTGTTGAATGCTTCTATATATTTAAGTTTCCACTGTAATGCTTTAGCTCCAGTAAATCCCATTACCAGTAAACTGAATCCATCTCTAGTAAGTAAATATTCTTTATAATTTTTGCCTGTACCAGCTTTATAAGAACTTTCTATAAACATTTTAGTCACGGCCGAATTTTCGGCTTTGATATTTTCTATACTTTCAAGTACATGTTTGTGTTGCTTTTCAAAGTTATTAGCTACCTCTCTACTGCTAACTACTGGTTGACCTTCATATTCTTTTACATCTATACTTGCTACTAAGTTATTCATTTCGTTTATACAATCCATTTTTCAATCTCCTTTCTGAACGTATGCTATTTTAAATTGCATTTAAGTAAGTTTTAAATAGCCTTAATTGTTAAAAAAAATGTCTTCGATAGAACATCCAAAGAAGTCAGCTATTTTTTTAGCTTTATCTAAAGAAGGTTTAATTACACCTAATTCATAACAAGACATTGTTTGTTTTGTTACTCCTATTTCTTTAGCTAATTCTATTTGCTTTAAGTCTCTGTCAGTTCTAAGTTTTTTTAGCTTATTCATAAAGTCACCTCCTTTTTGCTGTCTATTTTGTTTTGATTAATACTATACCTATATAATAGTCTATTTATAATAGACTGTCAAGTATATTTTAGTAAATTTTAAATTTATTTTTGAAAAAATATTGTTTTTTTATAAGGAAAGTTTGCATAAATGTAGAATATATAAGTATAATTTACTTATAACATATTTACACATTTAAAACAGTTTAATAAGAAGGGAAAAAATTGAGATGTTAGCTAAAAGATTAAGAGAGTTGAGAGAAGAACATAATTATACACAACAAGAAGTTGGTGAAATGATAGGCCTTAAAAAAGCTTCGTATGGAGCTTATGAAAGAGGTTTAAATGTACCAGATGCAAAAACATTATTGAAGTTAGCAGATATATTTGATGTTACCACAGATTATCTGCTAGGGCGTGTAGATAATAAAAAACAATTATACGGACTATCTGAAGAAGAAAAAAAATTAGTAGAGATAGTAAAAACTTTAACACCTAAGCAAACCGAATCGCTTACAGATACATTAAATATACTAATAAAAAAAGGCTAGGATTTCTCCTAGTCCTTTTGTTTATCTTCATTGTTATTTTTTATGTCCTTAACTACTTCTTTTACTTCTTTTAATAGTGCATGATCTAATCTGTGATTTTCTATAGCTTTTATTAACTGTTCTTTCATATTTACTTATCCCCCTAATATTATATAGAACGTACGTTCTATTTATTATATATTATATATTATTTTTCAGATATATAGTATATATAAATTACAAAACATTTTGTATAGTCTTATTATACTATCAAATTCTACATTTTTGGAATATTTTAGTAAAATTTCCACATATGTAGACGGAAATTTATGCTTACTTCCAATAAGAACTAAA